GTCCTGGCTGCGGGGCATGGGCACCTATTACTTTTTCAAACATAAAATTCGAATACGAAGAACGACAGGCAGGACGTCAAAAACATTACAGGATTTTATCACTGCACTGGGTGTGCCATGAATGCGGCATTATAGTAACAGAAGACGAGATAAAAAGACAGCCTGCAAAATGGATAGCATCTAATCCGGAGGCATTGACTCTTGATAAACACAGATCCTTTTGGGTGCGTGGCCTTGCAAGTCCGTGGCAGCGATGGACAGATCTTGTCGCCGAATTTCTTAGACTCAAAAACGATCCCGAAAGATACCAGGTATTTGTAAACACAAAACTCGGAGAGCTGTGGGAAGACCGCGGAGATATGGATGCACCGGATGAACTTTTAGAACGCCGCGAGATGTACTTTGCTGAAATACCTGACGGAGTAAAGGTGTTAACCTGTGGTGTCGACGTACAGAACGATCGTCTGGAATACGAAATTGTGGGATATGGCAGGAATTACGAGTCCTGGGGAATCAAAGCAGGTGTCCTGTGGGGAGATCCTGAAGATGATCAGGTATGGATGGACCTTGAAGAACAGGTCCTTATACGCGATTACACATATGCTGACGGAAGAGTCATACATCTGAGCGCAATGGGCGTGGACTCGGGAGCACATACGACTGCCGTATACCTGCAGTGTGCACAGCGTGTATATAAACGTGTAAGAGCACTCAAGGGCATGTGGGGCGATGGTGTATATGTCGATAAAGGCAAATACCAAAACTTCATCAATCCGAAAACAGGCAGAAACGCCAAGTGCTGGCTGCATATAGTACATGTCGACGTTGGCAAACAGAGGATCATGAGCGCTTTGAAAGTACAGACCCCGGGGCCGAAGTACTGTCACTTCCCGCTGAATGAAGACCGGGGCTACGGGCGCCAGTACTTTGAAGGATTATTATCTGAAAGACCGGTTAAAAAGAGAGAACGCGGCAGGGAGAAGGTAGTATGGACCAAGATAGTTGCAGGAAGCCGTAACGAACCTTTGGACTGCCGCAATTATGCCCAGGCAGCATTGAGTCTGATAGGTGTGGATTTAAACGATCCAGTTATTACAGCAGCTGCAAAACCCGAAGCAAAGCCGACGGCAAAAACTCCAAAACCGCGATCAAGACACAGAAAAGATTTATACGGCGATGACTGGCAGGTGTAAATGATGAGAAAAGAGATAAAAGAAGAGCTTGAATTGAAAAAAACCAGACTTGAGAGATATCTGGCCAGAGAAGCCGTGATGTTAAGCGAAGAGGGCGTGAAAAGCTACGGCACAGGAACCAAAAACGCGACCAGATACGACACTGATCTCGCAGAGATACGAAAAGCCATAAAAGAACTTGAAGATGATATAAAAGACCTTACTGCAGCATTATCAGGAAACAAAAACATAAGAGTGGTGGGAGTCGTCACACGCGACTGGTAGTGCCGGAAGGGGGGTGAAAACACATGGCGGATCAAAAGATAAAAGTGGCTGCTTCCGGTTACGGAGATGCAGGCGCAAGCCTCACCAAGAGGGCATTAAAAGGCTATAAAGCAACCTCATATAGTCCTCGTGAAGACATTGACTGTCATAATCAGACATTAAGACAGAGGGCAAGAACTCTCAGGATGTCATCGCCAATTGCAGCATCTGCAATCGATACAAATAAATTAAACATCATAGGCGTGGGTTTAAAGCTCGATTGCAATATAAACCGCAAACGGCTCGGCCTGTCATCTGCCGAGGCTGACGCGTGGGAACAGCACACTGAAGAAGAATTTAACCTCTGGGCGCAAGATGCAAGATCTTGTGATGCCACAGGGGTTAACAATTTTTATGCACTGCAGGCTCTGGCCCTTGCATGTCAGCTTGACTCCGGGGATGTATTCGGATTGTTCGCACAAAGACCATCAACCCATATTCGCCCTTACGGCACACGTATCAGACTTATAGAGGCAGACCGTATATGTACGCCGACAACTGCAGAAATATACGGATATCCTTACGCCACAGTCGGCAAATGCGAATCATCAGGCAACTGGATTTACGACGGAGTAGAAGTCGCTGATACAGGAGATATCGTGGCATATCACATATGCGATCAGTATCCATCATCATATAACACAGAACTTCCGAAGTGGACCAGGGTTGAAGCCTACGGCAGATTTACAGAACTTCCGAACGTAGTCCACGTCATGGGCTGCGAACGTGCAGGACAATACCGGGGAGTGCCGTATCTTGCCCCAATTATAGAGCAGGTGCTGCAGTTAAAACGTTATTCAGACGCCGAGGTTACCGCGGCGGTTATACAAAGCTTCTTCACATCGTTCATAACAAATCCGAGCGTGGCCGGAGATTTTTCATTATCAGAAGCCGTACCGGATGAGGAAGATGAAGCAAGTTATGCAAGCAGCGATTATGAGATGGGGCCCGGAAGCATCATCGAATTGAAGCCCGGTCAGGATGTCAGGTTCGCAGACCCCACAAGGCCGTCAGGACGTTATACGGATTTTGTGGGAACCGTGTGCGAAGAGATAGGAGCAGCACTTGGACTTCCCTGCGAACTGCTTTTAAAACGCTTTAACGCTTCATATTCAGCCTCGCGTGCCGCGCTTCTTGAAGCCGGAAAGATGTTTGCGACAAGACGCAAATGGTTTGCCAATACATTCTGCAATCCGATCTATGCCGTATGGCTGTCAGAAGCTGTAGCCCTGGGGCGTATTAAAGCTCCGGGATTTTTTACAGATCCTCTCAGGCGTGCCGCCTGGCTTGGCGCATCATGGGTAGGACCAAGTCAGGGCCAGATAGATCCTGTCAAAGAGATAAACTCAGAACTTGCAGCGATAAACGAAGGAATTACGACAAGAGAGCAGGCGACGATCAGACTTAACGGAGGATCCTGGACTGCCAACATGGAACAGCTGGCCAGAGAAGAGGCACTTTTAAGAAGCATAAGAAAAGAGGACAAACAAATACAGTCGGATTTTAAACCGGAAAATGAAGAGGAAGAACAGGATGATGAGAAAGGGGGAGAAGAAGATGCAAGATCAAAAACCAAAACTGAACAATAAAGTGGTGATAACCGATGATCAGGCAGAAATGAGGCTTTACGGAGACGTCGTGAGCGAAAGGCCGACAGATTGGTGGACGGGCGAACCACTGCCGGGCGACTACATCTGTTTATCAGAGTTTGCAGAAGACCTCGAATCGATCGGCGATGTAAGCAAAGTGACCTTTAAAATCTGCTCATTGGGAGGCGACTTGTTCGCCGGGCTTGCCATAGGCGCCAAGATCAAAGATTTAAAAGCCGAAACAACAGTCATAGTCGAAGGGATCATCGCATCAGCAGCAACTGCAATAGCCTTATGTGCCGATCATACAAAGGTACATCCAAGCGACCAGGTTATGATCCATGATCCGTCAGCATTTTTATGCGGTTATTACAACATATCAGATGTTGAAAAGACAAAAAACATGCTTGAAACGGGGATCAAGTCATTGACCGAGATTTATACATCAAAGAGCAGCATGACATGGGATGAAGTCGAAGCAGACGTTAAAGCAACAACCTGGATGACAGGACGCGAGGCGGTCGAAAAGGGCTATATCGATGAACTTATCGAAGACAATCCGGCATACATTGCCTTAACAGATGACGGAAAAGCAATTGTAGTAAACGGATCATACCAGATGATCCGCAAAAGACCCATACCGGCCGGCATATCATCACTTAAAAGCAGAGTCACAAACACAATTTCACATACAAAACTCAACGGAGGCGACAGAAAATTGACTACGGCAGATGAATTGAGAAGTGAATATCCAAACCTTGTGGACAGCATCGAAAAAGAAGCATACAACAGAGGCATGGAAGCGGGAATATCACAGGAAAATGCACGTTTGGCCGACATCGAAAGAATACAGGCCACAGTATGCGATGACGCGCTGATCGCAGATGCAAAATTCGGAGAAAAGAAAATCAGCGCTCAGGAGCTTTTATTTAATGCAGCTGCAAAGGCAGCCTTGATGCTGAACACACACATACAGGCAAGAACCGATGAGCTTACAGCTTCAGGTGTGGGAGAAGTCGGCACTGCAATGGCACCCGATGAGATGAACATCAAGCCTGAGGCAGAGATCAATAAGGAAGCATCAGAGCTTGCCAATTATTTTACTAGTAGGAGGTAACAGACATTGGAAAGAGCAGACAGAATGGTTGGAAAATTTCATACAGATGATCTGATATACGATTCTGCATTCCCGATTATAACAGCAGGAGTTAGTCTAAACCCCGGACAGGGAATTCTTGAAAGAGGAACCTTGTTATCAGTAAACGACGAGGGCAAGGCAGTCATATTCTCACAGGGCAGCAAACCTTACGGAATCCTTACCGACCGCAAAGATACAGGGACAGATGGTGATGCTTTTGAAGCAGAAGCCGAAGCATATATAACAGGCAGGTTCAATTCAAACAAAATTTATGCGGCAGAAGGATATGAGCTTACCTTCGAAGACAAACAGAATTTAAGAAAATTGGGAATTTTGCTTCAAGCAAAAATGCCAATGTAAGGAGGACTGCAGATGTCAGATTACGAACTTCAGCTTGCGGTGATGTACCGTACAGCAACAATGATCAAGGCGTTGGAACTTCGAAAACCAAATGATACATTTTTAAGAGATACCTTCTTTCCCCATGATCCGGTCCGTGATCAGTCCAGAAGCGAGAGGGTAATAGTTGAGTACAAAGACGGCAAACGCTTGTTGGCCCCATGCGTCATGCCGAGATCCGGCGGCGTAGTCATAGAGCGTGAGGCAAGCTATGTGAGAGAATACACTCCTCCCCTTATCGCTCCAAAGAGGGTTATAAGTGCAGATGACATTGAAAAGGCAACTTTTAATGATCTTATGTACGGATTGATGGACCCTGATGCCAAAGAAAGAGCGATGCTTGCAGAAGACCTTGAGATGTTCTCCGAGATGTTTGATGCACGCGAAGAGCAGATGGCAGCACAGGTATTGATCAACAACAGCTGCGTTTTAACCAGGTATTCAGGTGAGTTTGTACCGGATAAGGCTGCTGACTGGGAGATCCGTTTTTATGACGAAGATGCAAACCCCGCAAGATATATGCCTGCTGTCCCATGGACACAAGCTGACGCCCAGCCAATGCAGGATTTAAAAGCCATGATGACAAGCCTTACAAAAAGAGGTTTGCCCGCCACTATGGCAGTAATGTCAAGCGACGTTGCAGAAATGCTCCTGAATAACCAGGACATAAGAACACTTCTTGACATCCAGAGAATATCCATCGGTTCTATATCACCTATGGAGCTTCCAAACGGGGCGGCACACTTTGGCACAATCAACATAAACGGCAGAGAATTAAAACTTGTAACATACGACGGAACTTACGATGACGTGACCGGAATAGACGAAAATGGCCGCTTGGCACTTGAAAACAAGCCATTTTTGCCGGCAGGCACCATAATAGTATCATCGCCAAACGTCGGACGCCGCATGTATGCCAGCATCACTCAGATGGACAAGGGCGGCAAGAGAACCGTATACACAAACGCAAGAGTCCCCAAGGTTACAGTAGACGAGAAAACAGAGGTAAGAGAACTTACCATTAAGTCAAGGCCTCTTTTGATGCCAAAATACAAGAGCCCGTGGATAACGGCAAGCGTTATATAGGGGTGATCATCATTGATAAAGATTATATCCGGCATATACGGTTATCGCAAAGGCAGCATTGTCACGCCTAAAACTTGTGCAGACGAACCTTTTTGTCTGACAGCAGAACAAGAAAAAGCCTTAGTGGATGCAAAAGCAGCTGTCTACGTCAAGACATACAGTGCGGATATGAAATTCGATGTTCTGAAAAACATAGCAAAATCCTACGGCGTTGATGCATCAAAAGCAAGGTCGAAGGCCGAAGTCATTTCAATGATAGATGATGCGCTCAAACGTATGAATACATCAGAACCCAAGCAGACAGGATCCGAATCAGAAGATACCTTGACGCCTGAAATCAAAGAGGATGCACCTCCTCCGCTTGACGTCGAGGAACCGGTGTAAGAGATGGCTTTGACTTTAAAACAGCTCATTGCAAATGACATAGATTCGGTCTTTTTCAACGTCAATGAATTTGCAGAAATGCATACTGTGGAC